TCTTGCTTCTGCAATACCATAGCTGCCATAGCCATCTGCTGATCTTTGTTACCAGTACCTAAGCCCACATTAACTTCCATGTCGTAGTTGTTAGACCACTCCCTAGGATCAATATTGATGTACTTGCCACGCAGACGGATAACACGCTCTTTGTCCTGGTACTTGCAAAGTAAGTGGAAAATCCCTGTAAACAAGTCCTTTACACCAGTATCAGCAAAGATACGAGCAATCATCTCAATACGGCCTGCGCCAGTCTGTTGCATTGCTGCGACAGCGGTAGCTGTTGTGTTCTGCAAAATGCTTGGGTCTAACACTTGACCAGCTTGTGCCACGCCAGAGCGCTTCTGCATTACTGAGTCTAAATACTCTAGCATTGGGAACGACTGTGCTGCGGTTGCTGGTACGGTCAAGGCTTGTACTGCGCCCTGCGACTTCATGCGAACTACCCCATTAGGAGCAACGGTTAGCAGGTCATCCATGTTTACTTGACCATCAATAGCCGTCATACGAGGCATATTGGTCAGGTACATATTGTCAAGAATCTGACGGGTAATCGTAGACTTGATTAGCTGAATGTCCATGCTGCGGTCTGCCAAGCTCTGCCCAAAGAACTTATGGGGCATTGGGATTGGGCAAATACTAGCGAATGGGATATGGTCTACTTCCTCGTTATCTAGGATTTCTGAGCCAGCGTAGGTAATCTTACGCAGCTCGGCAATGCCATCCTCATCGTAATCGGTACGGATGTAGCACTCAAATACTTCAATGTCTTGCATCGAGAAGTCTAAGGATTGCGTTTCATCAGGCATCTCACCACGATCAAATCGAGCAATGCGCTCAGGCGTGTAAGTTAGGTCTGAGTACGCAGGCAGGTTATCTACAATGTCTTTATCGTAGCCAGCAGCAATTAAGTCCGAGCGAGTCATGTTAAGGCGATGCGCTACAAATCGAGCATCTTTAATCGTCTTATCACGCTTAGAGATCAAGAACTCCTCTGGCGGTACATTCTGAATCTTAACTCGACCAGACTCTTTCTTTTTCATTACCACTACATCGTAAGAGAATGTCGCAGGGATAATTATGCCGCTAATCGGGTCAATAATTTCAGGCGATACTTCCTTCATGTCTTGGCTGACCAACTCCATAGTGTTGTCTGAAAACAACAGTTGTAGTTCTTCTGCCGACAGGTCTTTGTACTTCTCTTTTGTAGGATCTGCGCTATCTTCCCACCAGTATTTGACGATGCCGTTCTTTTGCAACAGAGCGTCTTTAAACCAATTGTGCATCAGGATTACGCCATCATTGTCTTGGAAAAAGACAAGATTGCAGTATTCCGTAGCTTGTTTAGCGCCTTCTTCATCGCCTGGGCCTTTAGGCTCAAAGCGGCATAACTCGTCTGACTGGGTAAAGATACGCAACAGTTGTGGCAACGCACCATCTACTACCTCAGCTACTTCACCAGTAACAATGGATGAACGGCCTTCTACCTCATTGCCGTATGGCTCACGATTGTAGTAGGTCAGCGCCTTTCTACGAGCTTCGGTTGTTTCGGTATCTACAAATCCGATTGAGTTATCAATCTCGGACTCTAGAATACCTTTTAGCTTGTTGTCATCCATATTTAAACTATCCAGTTTGCGTTAATCTTTAATGGCTGCGCCCATGTATTTGTTTGCTCCATGCCTAAAGCTAAATACCTAAATGCGTCTGATCCGTGTGATGCCCAATCGTGCAATGGCTTATCGTAAAACACATTGCGCTTCTCGTCATACTCTCGCCTGTAGTTTCTGAGGCAATCTAAACCCTGCTTTACTTTAGGCATATTAAACCAGCAAGTAGGCAATAAACGCCTGACTGACTGGATGCCGTCATCTACAGATAATCTAGGTAGAACTTTAACATCAAGCCCTGCCTCTCTCAAGACCTCTAGCCTGCTCTTGCCTGTGCCAAGTTCTCGCACTTCCACATCGTGTGGTAGGAGTTGCTCGGCTTTGTGCCAGTTGTTTTCTTTAAGCCAGTTTACATACCAGTCTAGCCCTTGACCATGATTCTCTACATAGTCCATGATGCGCTTTTCTTGGCCTGTTTCTTGTACTACCCACATAGCTGTAGAATCGCCCATGCCTAAGTCCCAGGCTACATAAGTGCGGCATAGATCATCTCGATCAATAGCGCACATACGACCCTTTTCCTCTAGGTCGTTTATCAGTTTGCCGTAGTAACTTCCTTCTACAGCAGCATTAAAACTGCACTCAAACTCTTGGTTGTACTTATCATCGCCCATCTCTTTACGAGCTGCGTCTAATTCTTCTACATCTATAATCTTGGTTTCGCTGGCTTTAAACTGCAATGCTGCCCAGCCTGTTTCTTTACTTGATCGGTCAAACAAGTCTTTAAAGTGATTGTTGCCTTTAGGTGTGCCGATAAACAAGCACCATCCCTTTCTGTCCGCTAACGATGGCCGGATGATCTCATTCCATATCTTAGGGTTTTGATCGCCAATTTCGTCTAGCACTACGCCATCAAAATATTGGCCACGCAAACTGTCAGGATTATCTGAGCCGTATAGCTGAATCCTGCGACCTAAGAAATCCACCCTTAACTCAGCGATGTTCGCTACCGCATCTAATGGCCTTACAAAGTGCGTAAGGTAATCCCATGCCACTCGTTTAGCCTGACTATAAGTTGGGGCTATATAAGCGTATCTTGGGGCTTGCTGGTTGTTTTCAAGAGCAGCCTTAATAATGTGGTTTAGTGCCGCTACCGTCTTGCCCATCCTTCGATGCGCTACACCTACTACAAAGCGATGCTTATCCATCGCCTCATGAATTAACTTCTGAGGCGCTCTAGGTTTATAGGGGATCGTTATTACTCGCTCAGCCATTTAACCGCTAAAGGTGCGCCATCAGCCCCAGATACTTCTAATGCGTTTGTTTCTTTCCATTGCGCCCTGGTCTTTAGCCAAAAGATCGCTGCGGCTGTGTTTCCGTTCTTTGCCTGTTGGAATAGGGTTTGCCCAATAGAAGCGTTTGCATCTACCCTGCCATCCTCTAAATCCTTCTTGTAGTGCTTGACCAGCGTATCGTCTGATATATCTAGCTTGCCAGCAATATCTACATACTTAATCCCTACAGCACTAAGGCTTCGGACTAATTTTCTTGTTTCTTCTGTTGGGATATGTTCTATACCTTGCATATTAAGCCTTTTCTAACTCCGAAAGTACGGCCTTTTTGCCTGTAAATTCTTCCCAGCGCTTCACAATCACATCACAAAACTTGGGATCAAACTCCATAATAAATGCTTGCAGTCCATTCTTTTCCGCTGCAATCAGCGTTGATCCTGAGCCGCCAAAATAATCAGCAATTGTCTTGGATGACAAATTAAAGCGTTTGATTATCCATTCCATCAAAGATACAGGCTTTTGGGTTGGATGTACTCGGTTTTTCTTTTCTGATGCTTGGGTGAATTGACGCACAACGCTTCTAAAGTTAGCCCATGCAAGTTCACAATCAGTTTGGTCTGATTGACCATTGTTTTTATCCCATACCAGCCAACATTCGCTATCAGGCAATACGGAACAATAATAGTTTGCACCCCACCATATCTGCTTGGCTTCGGGATATAGGCCATATATCAAATTAAACGCATCTTTGGCCACATCAGGGTTATCGTCACCCATAATGTCTGTACCGTAATTTGCCTTCAATACCGATGATTTACTTACAGCGTTCATCCCGTATGGGGGATCTGTGTGTATTAAATCAGGGTAAACCCCAATCATCAGTTTATCTACATCGCTTAAGTTTGTACTATCTCCGCACATAAGCCTGTGGTTGCCCAATATGTAGATGTCCCCTAGCTTTGTCTTAGGCTCATCTGGTACATTAGGCACAGCATCTTCGTCTGTTAGCCCTTCTGTTTCCTCTATGGGGTTTAGTAGGGCATTTAGCTCATCAGGATCAAATCCTAATAGGCTAAGGTCTATATCGTCTTTTAAGTCTTGCAATTCCAGCGATAGCATACCTGTATCCCATCCAGAATTTAGGGCGATACGGTTATCTGCTAATACATAGGCTTTGCGCTGTGCTTCGGTCATGTGGCCTAGCTGCACTACTGGCACTTTATCCATGCCTAGCTTTCTTGCCGCCATGAGCCTGCCATGCCCAGCAATGACTGAATTGTTTTTATCTACAAGTACAGGGTTATTAAACCCAAACTCTTTTATCGAGCCAGCGATTTGCGCTACCTGCTCATCTGAGTGTGTCCTGGCGTTTTTAGCGTAAGGTATCAGGGTTTCTACTGATAACCACTCTATTTTTGTTGCTCCTAACATTCCATTCCCTTTGGGTTGATGGTTGATGATGTTGCTATTCTACAACAGTTTCTTTATTCCGTAGAAGTAAAGATCCTTTGTAACTTCTCCTATCCCAAACTCATACACAGAAAACATACTGCCCAAGTCAAAGTTCTCTACAAAGTCTTGCTTTGTTAAGTTCTTGTAGTAGTCACCGCAAAATGGTGCATCAGACGGGCTAGTGCGCTTTGTGCCGTGTTCTGCTCTGCCGGTAGTGGCGCAAGACATTACGATAAGGCCGTTAGGCTTTGTCATTCTGTACATATTGACAAATGTTAATACCCAATCAGGGTTATGCTCAAAGCACTCACAAGAGATTACTGTATCGAATGTATTATCTGGAGCATCGTAGTCTTGCCCTTGGCAAACAACATCTACACCTTTTCCTTCGCCTAAATCTATTCCAATGTAATCGCAGTTTGTAAAGAACTGCCTTACGCTACCGTTAATATCTAAGCTGCCTACTTCCAATACCTTACAATTAGCAAAGTTATGAGGGTAAAAGTTAGCAACTGCGCTTACAAAGTCAAACTGTTGCTGATGTGCCATTTACCATTTCACTTTGTTTGCCCAAAACGCTGCGCTCATCTTGCCTTTGGCTATGTTTTTAGCGTGTCTTGCTTTGAAACTCTTGCGCCTAGCTTGGTTAGCCATTGATTCGCCTTCTTTGGCTGGGCTACCGCTTACGCCCTGCTGACCGAATCGAATCGTTTTTACTTTATCGCCTTCTTTAGCCACAACTATATGGCTTTTAGTGGGATGGTTTGGTGTGCGCTTAGGCTTGTTATACCCAGCAACACCCATGCGCTCTAGGATTCCAGCAGCCTCACGGACTTTCATTTTTTATAACGGGCAGACTTAGCGGCTTCTGAAATCGCAATTGCAATCGCCTGCTTAGGATTCTTTACGACCTTGCCGCCCTTGCCGGAATGTAGAGTACCTTCTTTGTACTCGCCCATTACCTTGCCAATCTTCTTTTGTTTAGCAGTCATCTTCATTTTTTGGCTTTCATTGGCTTAACTGTCTTGGCGGCTGCCTTAAATGCGGCTGCGGTTGGTGCGCCTTTTGTACCTGGTTTACGCATCTTCTCGCCTGATCCTTCGGCAATGCGTTTTCTCTTGGCTGCGATGTTTCCGTAAAGACTATTCTTCATCTTCCATCTCCATTTCATCTTCGCCCATTGCTTCCCATGCCATGCAGCCGTTGTTTTGGTCGCATACAAAGTCGAAAATATCGCAATGGCCTTTGCCTTTTGGTACGCCACAGTCGGTTAGCTCGGTATTGAAATATTCGCAAGCCTTGCACTTGCCTTCGCCATCCTTGCGGCTACCGTAATCAGCCGTCAATACGGCCTTTTTCATGTTGCCCTTGTTGATGTCGGCATCCATTGTAGATAATGGGCAGGAGCTTTTGTCCTCTGCCAGCAAACCGCCTTCTTCCTTCTTGCCCATCTTTGGCTTATCGCCTAACAGACCGATCATAATGGTGGTTTTTTCTGGATTCATAGCAATCTCACAAATTTTGGGCAAAGGTTTCCTAGCACAATTTTACCCTATTTTTTCATGTCAAGGAAATTATTTGCTTTTGAACCATATTTCATATAGCTCTGGCATATATATCTTAATCCATGCCTGCGCCTCTAGGTCATTCTTTTGGTTATCCATCCCGATGGTCTGGCTGCCTACATGGTGAACATACGAGCGACTAATGTAGTTTACAAATCCATTTGCCCTCATCTCTAGGCATTGTATATCGTCTGAGTACCAGTTAATCGGCTTGTAATCTACCCAGGCTTCTCGGCTAACCCAGCCAAACAAAGGGGAAAGCACATCGTATTTAATGACCGTATCTTCCTCTATGTAACGCACCCCATTACGCTGCTTGCCTTCTCTAATATTTTGCAGCCCTCTGACATAATCTGATCTGCTGCATACCCAGCCTAGTTTGTTGTTTTTTAACAACACTACATCTTCCATCAGCTTAGAGTAGCTACTAGGGGTTAATACTATGTCATCGTTTGCGACAATAATCTCAGAGAATGTTTCAAAAGCATATTGCACCGCATCATTGTAAGAATCGCCATAATTAGTGCCGTTGTTGGGCAAGTTAATGGTTTGGTGTCTAGGAAGCTCTAGATTGCTCCCAGAGATGATAACGGTTACATCTAATGGCACATACTGGTCAATAGACGCAAACAGCACAGGAAGGCATTTAGCCGTCTTTGTTGCTATTACTATGGCAGGCTTTGCAG